AGTCATTATCAACTGAGATAATGCCCAGATCTTAGTTCTATGAGCTATTGTTTTTAATGTCTTTAGATCTTCCGCTACCTGTTTTTTTAAGATCTTATTCAGATCTTTTTTACCAGTAACATAGATTCCTTCACCAAATTGCTGTTGATATGCTGATTCAGCAGTTGCCGGTATCTTTAAAGAGATAAAAGGAGGTTTGTATCTTTCTACTGCAAACCCATCTCTTTCAATCAATATTCCATTAGATAAAGGTCCTACAAACGCTGCTCTAACTCTTCCATTGTCCTTAGAATGGATCTCAATCTCCTGGACTACTTCTTCTATCTCTTTACCAATCAAAATATTCCATAGGAAATTAACTGGTCTTTTTACTCTCTCTATTGCAGCGGTTATTTTTCTTGCCTCATATGGTCCTGCCATTCTTAATCACTCCTTCTTATTTTTTAGATTTATCTCATATAGATATTTTTAGAAATACCGTGGATTCTTATCTTTTCTATGTCTATAGCGTCTTCTTTGATAACTCCAGTTTTATAAAACATTCCACTAACATAAACCATTGCTGTTTCTGTTGTTTTGACTATTACATCCTCACTTAGTACTCCAAAGAATTTAGTTTCGTCGGTACATTTTGATAGTTTTAAAGTAGTAGGGTCTAGCTCTAAGAGCATACCTCTAGTATAAGTTCCCGCGACAAATCCCATAGGTTCAACTAGATATGGAACTACTCCTCCAGCTTTTAGATTTTCAGGTTTTATTGTTTCTTTAGACATTTAAAATCACTCTCCTTATTCCATTTCATTTGCTAACGCTACTATGTCATCTATCTCTTCTGCCACTTGCTTTTCTTCCAACTCTTGTTTAGTCATTCCATCTAAGATTTGTTCCTGGACTCCTCCACCTTTAGCATCATCAATCTTATTTAATAAAACTTGCATCTTATCTACGACTTTAGGTTGATTTTCAGCCTTTGGAGTTATAGTTGCCATCTCTTGTAGAACATCTCCCATTAAATCCTCATTGGTAGCTTCTCTTGGAGCTTCAAATTTTGCCTTTTGGACACATTCTAAAGTTCTTCCTGCTCTTTGTTCTATTGTTTCTAAATTTTGTATTCTTGATCTTTCCTCTGTAACTCCTACTTGAACTGCTTGCTTGAATAAATCTGGATATTTTTGTTTAAATTGCTCAAAATTCATCTTTTCATCTCCTTTGTTATTTAAGTTATCTATTTTTGTGTTTTGTTGAATTGGTTTAGTCTTTGGTATATGCTTCTTTTCTAAAAAACTATTTAGATTTTTAAATTTAGAAACATCTACAGATATATCTTTTCCACACATCAAGATATTTTTATCAAAGTACATTTGAGTATCATTATCATTTTCTATGTGACTGATAAATCCAAATTCTTTAGCTTCATCAGCAGTCATCCAAGTTTCGTAATCCATTTTTTCTATTAGTTCTTCTCGTGTGAGGTTTACTTTTGTCATATATGCGCCAATAGATAATTCTTTTAATTTATCAAGATCATCTGCTTTCTTTCTAAGTTCCTTTGCTCCTCCACAAATTGAAGGTGAATAAGGGTTATGTATCATCATCATGGAAGTTCTACCCATGTTGATAGTGTCTCCTGCCATGGCTACTACAGTAGCAATAGAGGCACAAATCCCATCGACATATATATTCTTTTTAGCTTTATGTCTTCTTAAACTATTGTATATAGCTGATCCTGCAAATACTCCTCCTCCAGGAGAGCTGATCATAATATCTATTTCATCTATATCTTCCAAGGCATCTAATTCACGATTAACATCTTCTGGAGTTACATCCGCCATCCAACCTTCACCTATGACACCATAGAGCCTCATTTCTGCTTTCTTATTTCCTAGCATTAGGATGTTAAGTAAGCTCATTTTTCCCACCGCCTTTACTTTCTTTTATTAATCCATGTTTTTTCATTTTCTTTAGTTCTCTTCCACGTAACTCAATATTATCATCGATATCACTACCGTTAATCTCCATACTTTCTCTAGCACTTGTACTTAGGTTATTTTGAATCTTAAGTACTGCAGCTTTAGCTTCTTTCAATGGATCTAATGATCCAGGAGCCTGTCCAAACCATTGCGTTTTCTGATATGCTTTTCTTTTAAATGGATCTTCATATCCAGGTAGATCTATATAGTCCATGGCTACACAATAATCTAAAAATTCCTCATAAATGGGTTGCATAAAATCATCTGTAAACCATTGTCTCCTAGTTTTTAACATCTTCCATGATTCTAATAAGGCTCCCTTTGAAGCAGAATAGTTATTACTAAATTTTAGTAATAGCTGTTCTGGGGCTAACTCTAAAGCTGCACCTAAATGAACACACATAGTATCCATAAACTTAGTGAATCCAGAATTAGGTCTATTGGAATCAGGGAAAACTATCTTTTGTCCAGGAGCCATATGATTAACCGCTCCACTTTTAAGTTTAAAATCTTTTCCATTTTTAGGTTTAAATGGACTTTGAGATTTAGTTTCTTGATTTTCATTTTCTACAAAGGCTGTAAAATATGAATTTATAGTAGCTGCCATAAGTTCCGCATGGGTAAACTTTCTCATTTGATGTAAGATCTCAAGAACTGGAGCTATGAGGGGAATTCCCCTTCTTTGTCCTATTCTTTCTTTATCCATGAGTACTAATAGATTTTTTCTACCTGTTTTTCCTCCATGAACTTGAATCTTAGTAGTTTCAGATCCTGTTTTATTTTTTTTAAAATGATAAGCAGTTATTATCCCGTTTTTATCCTTTTCTACACCGTTTTTTATGTCTTTATCTCCAATATCTGAAGGATTCATACAACTAGCAGGATCTAATAGTCTTACTTTTAATCCAAACAGCTCTCCTGGATGAAGTTTAAATGATAGTGCTGCGAAACATTCCCCATCGATTAAAGAAGTTAGGATGGCTAGTGATTGAATATGACTTAATTTAGATTGCCTGCCCCAATCACATTCAGTAGATCCCGCCCACATTCTCCATAGATTCTCTATATTTTTTTCTATCTCTTCTTTTTTTTCTTGTTCTAGCCCTAAAAAATTATTGTCTATAGAAGATTTAAGTTTTATTCCAACTCCTACAACATTGGACCGTATTCTTTTTATGGCACCATTAGCTATGGCATTTCCCATAAATTCATCTCTAGATCTAGCCACTAAGATATCTTTAGATTCCCCTATATCTACATCAGCACTATTTATCTCATCATCATAATCCATAGCATTTTGATTTCCTGCCCCATGGTTATGATACTGAAGTACATTTTCATAGGTTTTCTCAGCATCATAAAGGCGCGCTTTTGCCATTTCTCTCTTAGCTGCTAATCCAGGGAAGATATTTTTTAATGATATGTCCATCTGCTCCTCCTAATGTCTTCCTGGTCTTACATTTTCTATTGTCATTCCCACATCTTCAGGATTCCCATATTTTCTACATCTATTACTCCATATTTCTATTCCTTTTTGAATCATTCCTAGATCTGCTCTAGTAACTTCTTTTCCATCGATGTTATATGCTTGACCTAGTAAGACCTTTTCTTCAGCATCTAAATACATCTTTAATTTAGCCTGGCACATCTCCAAGGTTATTCCTGTAACATTACTCATTAATCCTCCTCTTCTAAATATCCCACTCTAGATAACACACTTAATTGCTCACGAGTTAATGCAGCTAGTATATTCATGTCATATTTATATATCTCAAGTGCTGCTTCATTATAGTTTCTTAGATCTAATCCTTCATTTCTATCTCTTATCTTTGTCCATTTGTTCGTTTTAGGATCTCGTACCTCAGCGGTTAGAGTTTTAAAATATTCTTCAGTATAATTTCTAGTTACATTTTTAGGAAAATGACAATACCCTTTACCTTTTTTATTAACTCTTAATTTACCCATAGTTGAATCTTTTAGTGCATTGACTCCTACAGAATAAAGATCGATTTCATTATTTTTAGTTCTTCTAAATCCGTTATCTATTGGTACTATTCCACCTTGACCTTTTATTCCAAAGATCCTATCTTCTTCCCTAGGTGATACAAAGTTATATACATCTTGGGTATTATGTCCACCTGTATCTATACAAGTTGCATAGATCTTAAGAGCAGTTCCATCTTTAAATGTAAATTCCCTCTGTAAAAAATCATCTAGTTCATCCCAAATCTCTTGTTTGGATGGGTTTCCATGAATAACTTGGTATACTATCCCCCAGTTTTCATGTCCTAACCCCCAACCTACGACTTCTATTTCTATTCTGTCGCCTTGGATATCTACTCCTGCCGTTACAATCAATACTCCATCTGGAAGATCTGCTTTATAGTGCTCTCTTCTTGCATATAGATCTTTATAGTCAATTGTTTTAATATTTTGTTCTTCCCATGTTTCTGCTAATACTGTATTTTTAAATGATTTTATTTTTTCTATATCACCTTGGATCTCTAGCCATTCTTTTACTATTGATTCCCAAGTTCTCCATGGACTAGCTAGTGCATTTAGGTGGTAGCTTAATTTTTCTTTTCTTGATTTATATTTGTGTTTCCACTTTCCTTTGGATTGATTTCCTTTTTTCCATTCCTTTTCTGTAGCTAGGACTCCACATTCTTCACACATCATAGTTACTGTTTCAGGATCTGAATCTACCCACTTGATATTTGAAAATTCTAACTTTTGATATTCTCCACAATGGGGACAGGGTAACTGCCAAGTCCCTTGTGAACCATTTTTAAATTCTGTCTCAATCAAACTCTTCCCTTTTATGGTGGGAGTTCCAGTTATTATGCATTTACTAATATCACTATAGGTAGTTAATCTTTTTCTCCCTAAGGTAATTACATCTCCTTCTCTTCCTGAAGACTCCGGGTACCTATCTACTTCATCAAAGAAAATTATCCTTACTGGTCTAGCTGCTAACTTACTTGGTGAATTAGATCCAATAAAAGCTATATATCCTCCTGGAAACATCTTATGAGCTACTGTATTTCCTGAGTTCTTTTTATTTGCATCTCTAATAATTGCTTTTAATACTGCTGTATCTCTTATCATTGGGGCTATACGCTCTTTTGAGTATGCAACTGCCATTGTATCTGTCGGTTGTACTAATAGCATCGGACAAGGATCTAAGTCCGCATATTTACCAAAGATATTATTTATGAATTCTGATTTTGCCAATTGCGAAGCCATCATAAGAATTGCTTCTCTCACTTCACCTGATTCAATTTTTTCATATATCTCTACCATGTATGGTGTCCTCCTTGTTTCCCAGGCCCCAACCTCTTTTGAAGATTCAGAAGATAAAACTCTATTTTGATCTGCCCATTCACCAATAGTTAATTGTCTAGGAGGCTTTAGGAATCTAAAACAATTTTTCATAAGTTTTAATACTTTTTCTTTTTCAGACATTACCTATCTCCTTTGTTACTTGGTGGATTATATCTACTCAATTCATCTAAAGCTTTTAATATGTGTTTTTCTACTGTATCTTTGATATTTTCATTTTCGTTCTGTTCTATCTCTACTGCTATTTTTCTAGAACTAGATAATAGTTGAGATCTAAATTTGATATATATATCTGCTAGTAAATCTTTTATGATCTCCTCTGAATGATATTCATCTTTTAAAATTTTTAATTTGAATTCTTGTGTTTCTCTTTTTATTTTTTTTAATTTCTCAGCCTCTTCACTTTCATCAGGTTTTCTTTTCTTCAAACCTGAAATATATTTTTTAACACATTTTGTATATAGATATTCTCCAGGAGCATATTTATATTCTTTGAATAAAGATCTCACCTGTCTCTCTGTTATTAAAAATTGTTTGGCTAATCGAGCCTCAGTTATTAAAATTAATTGCCCCATATCCCCTCCTAAAATTTTGGAACTCCCAGATGAAAAAATTTGTCACGAAAAAACGCTCGGGCTCCTCCCCACCGCAAAGCTAAATGAAGCCCCCACAGTACCTTTTTTAAGTTGACTTTCTTTATATATATGTTAATATTAATTATGATAATGGTAATCATTTTTCCTTGGGGAGGGAGTTTTTATGACTTATTTTATTAACGATGCAACTCATACTATTCACAAATCAGTTTGTCCACATATCTATTTAGTAGATATGAAGATCCTAGATGTTTTTTTAGATGATAAGGAAGCATTAGCAGACGCAAAATCAAAAGGATATGGTAATGCTGAGGGTTGTTGGTATTGTTGTTCAAGTATTAAGGTTCAAAAATAATTAGGGCTCTTTAGCCCTTTTTATTTTGTTTGATTTTTAATCTTCTTCACCTATTCTAACTACTTCTTTTCCTGTTGCTGTTGTACCACTGTGTTTCTTCTCTGTTGCATAACTATATCCAAGGATGTTGTTGATCTCCCTTATAGCACTGATCTCTGTGTCTAGAGATTTCTTATTCTTTACAACCTTCTTTGTCTTCCTTCCATCTGGTGTACTCTCCTCCACATACTCTGTCTCAGTTACACCTTCCTTGGCTCTTCTCTTTATATCTCTCAAATCATTAATCTGTGCGTATGCTCCTAATTTTGTATCAGTAATAAGTTCTTTTCTTAATTCATCTATTGTTTGAGTTAGGTTTCTAGATCGTTCTACATCATAGGTCTTAGTTTTATCTGAATAGCCGGCTATCTTCTTAGCTTCTTCTGTTCCATTTCCTTCCAACCTAGCTTTGACATATTTTGTTTGCTTTTCTGTCAACCCATCAAAGGTGCATTTAATTGCATTTTTTTCTTCTACTATCTCAGCTATGTATTCTCTATAATGAACTTCATGTCTATATATCCATGCAGTGATTGTATTTACTGGTAACTTTATTCTTCTTGCAATCTCTTCATATCTAGATTTCTTAGTTTTTCCAAACTTATTAGCGGTAAGTTGAACATATAGCTCTAGTGCTACTAATTGATTTTTAGTTAGTTTATCTATCTTCTTCTTGGCCATAGATTACTCCTGGAAGTTTTCTTTAACTTCATCCCAAGAATACTCTTGACCATCTCTAATTAGTGTTATATCCTCTTTACCTATTGCATATCTCTTTACTTCTACATCTACATACTTTGGATCAAATTCCATTAGGTATGCTGTTCTATCTATCTGATCGCAACTCATAAGAGTACTTCCACTTCCTCCAAACCAATCTACAACTAGATCTCCTGGCTTAGTATTATTTAAAATTAATCTAGCTAATAGCTTAAGAGGTTTCATTGTAGGATGCACATCATTTCTTATTGGTTTATCCTCTCTAATAACTGTTGAGTGTTGCTCTAATAGCTTTGTCATTTCTACAATGTGTTCTCTTAGTTCTTTTTTACCCATGCTATTAAGAGTTCCAGGTAGTTCTAGTACTGTATCTTGTGTGTAATCTTTAATAAAATAATGTGCTGCTCCTTCTTTCCATCCATAGAGTATTGGCTCATGTCTCCAATTGTAATCTTGTCTTGATAGATTGAAACCATTCTTAACCCATATGAGACATTGAGATATCTTTAGGTTAGCTTCTTTTAATGCTCCTCTAAATGCTTCTGTCTCTATGTCAGCATGGAATATATAATATGCTCCTCCTGGTTCCAGGTACTTATGCATATTCTTATAAAATCCCAATAGGAAGCTATAGAAATCTGTTGAACTCATATTGTCATTGATTATCTTCTTTCCATCATCTGATTCATAATTTATGTTATATGGGGGATCAGTTATACATAGCCTAGCTTTATGACCATCCATTAATCTCTTAGCATCTTCCTTTGATGTAGAATCTCCACAAAGAACTTTATGTCTTCCTAATAGCCATAGATCACCTTGCTTTGAAAAAGGTTCTTTCTGTTCTTCTACTTCTGGTGCATCTATCTCTTCTATGTTTTCACTACTTTCTAGTTCCTCTTCAATCAACTTTTGTACTTCTTCAGTATCAAATCCAGTTAAATATGATTTATGTCCTAACGACTCTAGTTCTTCATATAGTTTTTCAAAATCCCATTCACCTAGTTCAGCTGCTCTAGATTCTCCTATTCTAATTACCTGTATATCTTCTTCAGATAAATTTTCTATCTGGTAACATTTAACTTCTTGAATCCCTAATTCTTTTAGTGCTATATATCTAGCAGGCTCTCCTACAATGGTATTATTGATATCAATAACCAGTGGAATATACTGACTATAGTTCTTGATGAGGTTCTTATATAGTTCTACCTGTGCATCTGTATATACTCTTGAGCTATTAGCTAGTTTTAATTCTGATATATTTATAATGATTTGGTTCATATTCCCTCCTCCATTTTCGTAAAATGTCGTTACTGATCTCATCTAAATCTTTTGAATATTAAATCCTCTTTAAGGACTTAGATACTTTCTACTTATTACTACGCGAGGCAAACGTCTGTAGATACTATTTTTATTGACATGTTACTTTTTTTTCTTCCAAAAACCCGACATGTTTATGGCGTTTTTTAATAAAATCAAAGGTTAAATGCTTTTTGTAGTCACATTTAACTTCACACTCAATTAAGAGTAATTTATTTATAAATAATGATAATCTTTCAATGTTTCCAAAGCTTTCACGGTATGGTGAACTTCTTATTTGGCTTTCTAATAATGCTATTTTCACTGTGCTCCTATATCTTTCTATCTGTCTTGTTGATTTATCACTATTTCTAGTTATTATTGAATTTATAATTTTCTCATCGTAGATCCATTCTTCAAAGTCTCTCACCAGGTTAGATAGTTCTCTTGATTCAAAATTAGAAAATTTCTTTTTTAAAATCTCATCGTTCCTGGATAACTCATTTACTATTAATTTAAATAATTTCTCTCCAATATGTTTTTTTACTGAATTTGAGATATCCCTTATAGTGAGATCATTGACACTATTTGTCTGACACACTCTTTTAATTATAGATTGGGTTATCTTATGCTCTAATTTGATCAATGCACCTTTTTGCTTCTCTATGTTCTTCTTATTATGTTCATGTGCTTTTGAGTATAGCTTCAGCTGCCATCCAGTCATGATCTTGAATATAAAACCTGTAGAATAGAATCTATCCATAGTTGTTCTGTAATTTAAATAGACCAGGCTATCTTTACTATCGTATTCCCTAGCTAAGGCCCTATAAAAGATCATAATTAAATTATTAAACTTATAGAATGAGCCTATATACTCCTGGATAGCTAGTTCAAAATAATCATAAAATAAATCATGAATAGTGATCTTATTGTCTAGGGATATTTCCTTTACTAAATTTAAGATCTTATCATCAACAATTTTCTTTTCTATTTCTGATGTTAATGGGTATAGGTTAGTGGTAGCGTTACTTCTAGGATAGGAAAAATCTATTTTTATGGTAGATGTTTTATTTAAATGACCTATAACCTTAATTTCGTTTATGTTTTCTTTTCCTATGGAGTAGTTTTGTGTATCTCCTAATATTTTTCTACCTAGGATATGACGGTACTTTTTTCGTATTCCTATGTCTATTAACTCAATATGAGCATCGACTAATACCCATATAGAAGCTCTGTCTAGCCCTATCATATCCCCTCCTTTTTAACTTTATGTATTCATAGAGATATTGCAATAGTGATTTGTTTTAGGAGGTCCACCTCATTGCAATATCTTTAAAAATACATAACTTAATTTTTCTTTGCTTTTTCGGCAAATTTTACAGATAGTTCCTGAGTTTCAAATCTAATATAATCATCTTTAGTTATTTTAGCTTTAGCATAGGTCGGCATTTTATCCCAATTAAAATTTATGAGTTTTCTTAGTTGTTCTCTTTCTGTTTTATTCATAGCTAACCATCCAATTTTGGCAAGATCCTTTCTTTTATCTTCCAAGGTTTTCATTTGATTTTGTCTTAATTCTCTTTGCTTTTTCCAATTCATCTTTCCTCCCTATCGGGTAATTGAGTTCCCACCATCTCAATATTTAAATAGTTTCCCTTTGATTGACTATTCCCCTAAAAAAAATAAAAGCCCTGAACAGCATTTCTACTGTCCAGGACTTCATGAGTCTCTAAATTACATTCTTTTTTATATAACCGCTTCTTATTTCTCCACAAGAAACACATTTAAAAGTATATTTTGTTGATGTTATTGTAGCTTCTACATCACCATCAATTGATAATTCACCATTTTTTATAATTCCCATCATACGATTACATTTTTTACACCTTATTTTTTTTCCTTCATTCTTTAATTTAGACATTCTACCTCCTAAATTCAATATTAAATGCTTATTAACTACATACCGTTTAATATTTCTTTAATTTCAGATAGTGTTTTTAAACTTCCTCTATTAATAGCTTTTCTTAATCCCCAGGCTGATTTAAATTTCGAAAGGGTAACAAGTGTAGTAAAAGTGACATCTTTATCAATTAATTGTTTTTTAATTTTCTTCATATGTTCGCTCATAATTTCACCTCATAAATTATATTACACTAAAAAAAGCTAATTAGCAATAATTAATTTTAAATTATTTTAAAATAAAAAAAACTTGGATATCTCACCAAGTTTTTTTTAATTACTTTTATTATTTGTTTTGAGCATAAAATCCAATAGCTTTATTTTTCATATCTTCAAGATTTTTAAACTTAGTATAGGCTTTAATTAAATTTTCTAAATGCTTTTCTTGCGTCATTCCTTTGCCAAGTTTAACATTAGCTTTTTCTTCAAACTCCTCCATTGATCTAAGAGTTGAATATTCTTTAAAAAATTTTTCTGAAAGTAGTTCCTCTGTTGAAATTTCACCATTGTCTAAAGCCTTCATAACAGTTTTTATAGCTAGTTTATCTACCATTGATACCCCTCCATATTTTGTAAATAATTATCCTCCTACATTTTCAAAAGAAATTTTGATTAATTCCTTTGCTATCTCTAAATCTTTTTCTTTGGTTATATAAAATTGAAAATTTCCAGTCCCAAAATGACCTATATTTGTTACATCTCTTCCAACATCTTTCCATTTTTTTAACTCACTAGAAGTTAATTTTAAATTTATTATTATTCTTTCTTTTTGACATTCTAGACTTGTAAAATTTTTAGCTATTTTATATGCAACATAACGCTTCCTTGGAACTTCTTCCACTTCATCACTTAGATTAATAGTATAGTCCCTAATATCATAAAAAGCTTCTTTTAAACTATCACTTTTTAATATATTAGCGATTCTTTCATATGTTCTAACAGGAGCTTCATTTTCTTTTTCATCTACATGAATTGTCTTATCTTTACATTTATTATTTTCTTTATTAATAAATATCTCCTCAAGATTAAACATTCCGTTTTCAAAGTTTTTATATTTCCAGAGTTCTATTGATTTATTCATAACTTTTACAGCATGAAGATCATATTTTTTATATCCTGGGGCAATACAAATAACTCTTATATTACTCCAATCAATATCAATGTATCCAAGCTGTTTGTTAACAGCCATTTGAAAATCTCCTTTATGGTCTTCTAACCAAGAAAGATAATATAGTGATTGATTAAGAAGGCTTGAAGATTCTTCTTTTTTATACTCAATTATCACAGGATTATTATCTTCAGATATAGCTATAGTATCTATCCTTCCAGAATGAATGCTACCAGTATAAAACTCTGAAGCTACAAATTTACAATTAAATATTTCTTCTAAATTATTTTCAACTAATTGTTGAAGTTCTCTTTCTAGTGGAAAATTCTTTTGTTTTACTACATTAAGAACTCCATTTTCTTTATTGAATAATGGCATAAAACCTCCTTTTCAATATATATCACTTAATTAATTTTTTCTTCTTTTTCTAGTTTTTTTATACTCTTTTCTGGTGTTTCTAGTTCTTCTGGCATTGTTCCACCTAATTCTTCTATTGTCTCCCTCACTTTTTTACCGACTTCAAAGTGAGCGTTATTTGCATTTTTTTTACCTTTGATTTCATCCCTTTTTAATTTTTCTTCTGTCTGTGTTGCTCTAAATAGATTAGCGGCTAATTCAGTACTTCCCATATGGTCTAATATTTGTTCACTTTTTTTTAAATTCTTTTTTTCTTTTATATCTTTTGCAGTTAATCCACCATATAGACCTCTATATCCGTGATTTTGAAAAATTGCATATTCTTTTGATGTTTCAACACCTGCATTTTTAGCTGCTTCTACCAAGGTTTTATTATGTTCTTTAAGCTCTGTTCTTATCCCTAGTCTTTTTTTATCTTCATCTAATTGCTCAAATTGTTCTGTTAATTCTTGTTTTCTAGTTTGAGTAGCAAAATATGTTTGACCTAATGCAATAACTTCTTTTTTAGGATTTCCATTTTGTACAATTAAATAGCAAGCGTACCTAGATAGGACATAATCTTTAACTTCTCGTCTAGACACCCCAGTTTCTACTATTTTGTTGACTTCAACAAAATGGTCTAAAATAGGATTCCCACTATTTATACATGCCTCTTTTGCTTTTTCTATAATTTTTGTAAAATTTCTCCATTCTGAATATTCCAAAAGTGTTTGTAACTCTCTAGCATTCCAAAATTCTTCTTCATACTCATTTATACGTTTTATTTCCTCGAAAATATTCGATCTATATCTTTGAATGTCATTCATCATCTTTTACCTCACTTTATTTTTTATATTTTTATCCACCTTTCATCATCTAAAATTACTTTTACATTCCAAAATTTATTAAATTCATCACTTGCTCCTATTTTTATTCATCAAATTTAAAGGTTATTCATCTCTATCTCATATCCACAAGCTTTTAGTTCTTTACAAACTGCTTGTTGCCAATATCCATTATTTAACGATGAATAGACCAATCCACTTATATCATTTGGTGTTTCAATCTCTCCTTTTACTAAGGCATGGACATTTTCACGTCCTAACTTTGCCATTAAATATCCATGTTCAAAAACAACGTTTTGACGTGCTCTATCTTTAGCTCTTGTGCTGTTCTTTTCATGATGCCCTCTTCCTTGATCACATGGAGTATATAAAACTATGCCATAATGGGCTTCTTTAGCATAATGTTCAATTTTTTCTATAATTGTCATCCCGGCACTAGCCTGCTCATGCAATATAATAGCCTCTAATCCAATTTTTTCTAAAAATCTTGCTACTTCTAATTTAGTTTCATTATCTCTACCGTGGACAATAAAAACTTTAGTTTTCATCTCTTTATTTGAAGTGATTTTCTCCTTTTGTTTTTCAATTTTTTTTATAGGTATACTTTCTCCAAATTCAAGTAAATCTTGTATTTCAGTAAACTCATTTCTTAAAAATGTTCTTCTTTCAGCATAAGTTGAAAACTCATTTTTAATAAAATCCCAAAATGTTTCTAAATTCCTATTTACTCTTACCCAACTTGGAATACTTTCTTTAAGATTTGAACTTCTCAAAAAATAATTTCTTAAATCCATGTATTCATCATTTGAAGCGGTTCCTCCTGTTGAAAAAGAAATTAATAATTTTATAAAATATTCAATTTTTTCATAATCATTTTTTAAGTAATTTATAGTTTTCACTACTTCACTCCTCCTACTATTCTACTTATCTCTTCATTTTTAAATTGTGCCTTAAATCTAATATTTAAATGTCCTTCAAAAAGTTTTTCTACACATTTTATTTTCATTTTTTCTTCCGAAGATAGGCCGATTTTTTCTTTCCCCTTTGATTCTATTACAAGATTAAGAGCTTCTTTTCCATCTTTATATTTAACTACATAGGCAAAGTCTGGAGAATAACTTCCTCCACCAATAACAGGTATTTTTATACTATTTTTAGGTATTTTAGAGAATACTACTATTTCATTTATATGTTCTATAATATTTCCTCTTTCTATTTCGGAATCATAATACAACTCATTAAAAAGATAACTGCTATCTACTTGAACTGCTTTATCAAATAATACTCCTACTTCTGAGGTTCCTATATCTTTCAAAGGATTCCCTTTAGGATCTGTAAGTGCTGTAGGATGGATAGTAGTATTGACACTATCATAAGATATAAACATATTATGTAATGATTTCTCTATTAGATAATCTCTATAATACTTTTGGATCTCTCTAATAGTTTTTCTACTCAAATAATTATTTAAATCAAAATCATTTTTGAATACTCCTGGTTTAACTTCCACTTTACTATTATTTTTTAAATCAATAAACATACTGTGTAGCATATTAAATGGAACTTTCATTAGTTTTTCTAACTCCAAAAGAAATTCTTGATAAGTTAAATTAGAAATACTTACTGCATTATATACACTTTCTGTACTTTTTATTTCTTGAAAATCAATGTTATCTTCATCCTTTTTCATTTTAAATGATTTTAGTTCAAAACCACTTTTTTCAAAGTGTCCCTCTTCCCAAAATTTAATAATCATTTGATTTAATAATTCTTGCTGAACTTCATTATTTTTAAAGTCATAAGTAATCAAGACTTTCTTGTTTAATTCTTCCCATAACCTTTTAAATTCTTGATATTTTTCTTGCCTTAAAGTAACCTTGCCTTTTTTATCCTTGCTATTCATTACTTTCCCAGCTTTTAATTTACCGTCAAAAACTAATGGATATAGGTTTTGAATTTTTTCAAATCCATTTTCCATAAATTTTTGCTTTCTATCTATAATTTCTAGTTTTCTTAATTCGTCAAAAAGATCATCTTTGTTTTTATTATAAGTTTTTGCTATCTCTTCTAATAGCTCTTCATTTAATTCTTTTAATGCCTCTCCTAGAATAGATCCACTATTAATATCGTTTTGTAATTTACTCACAAAATCTTTTTCCTCAAAATCTACAAAATAATGTAAAAAATGTTCCCTATCTGTTACTCTGTTCATAAATTCATTTACAGGTATTCTTAGTCCTCTTCCGACTTCTTGTAATTTATTGGTCTCACTACCACTACCTCTTAACTTACAAATAACAAAGACATTGGGATTATCCCACCCTTCTCTTAGTGTCCATTTAGAGAAAATAAATCTTCTAGGGTTATCAAGGTCTAATAATTTTTCTTTATCATGTAGTATCTCATTAACTTCTTTTTCTATTTTGTCGTCTTTCCCAGTATTATCTTTTGAAAAATAACCACCATGACACTTTTTAATATCTTTTAAACTATTTTCTAAATAATTTTTATATTCTTGATTTTGAGTACTTTTAACACGTCTTTCCATAGCATTTTTTAATTCTTTTTCAAAATATATTCTTATGTGTTCTTGAGTTTTATCGTCATTTCTATATGATTCGATGGAATCTATAAAGAATAATGACATAGTTTTTATTCTTGGATAAGTCGTCATGTTTTTTTCTTCTATCTCAAAATGTTTTTCTATCGATTCTTTTATCATCTTTTCTTGTAAAATTTCACTATACGAATATGGATTTATCTTGTCTTTTTTCTTTAACTCCATTCCATTTGAAAGTAATACTCTAGTTTTATTCATTTCCGCTATTTTAAGCCCAGCCATTTCAGGATGGATTAATGAGAAATCATCCTTTTTATTTAATACGTGAGGTGTTGACTTCCCTACTTCATTTTTATAGCTGAATGTTGCTTCTTTTGTATCGGATTCTTTCAACATTATTATTTCATTTTTTCCATCTTTATTCTCTTCTATACTAACTTCAATACCCTTTACAAGATCATTGTTAAAAGCTTTTACGGCATTTAATGAATACATTAGATCATAATATTTTTTATCGAATGTAGCACCATATCTAACCATAAATTGAGGATTAAACTTCATCATATTTTTCCAAGTTTTATTATCACTTTTAAATTTATGAGGCTCATCTATTATAATTACTGGCTTAGTTGCTGATATTCCATCTGTACAATTTGTAAATCTATCAAGCAATGTTCTATCATATTGTTCTTCTTGTATAGTTGGACTATTTATCATACCTTGGTTAATTACCAGCGCATAGATTGTATTTTTATCCATCTTAGAGCCTTCAATAAACTCTCTTACCTTTGATGGGAATGGTCTTTTCCCTGTAGGTTTTGCCATACTTTCTACAACTAAACAATTAATTTGCTTTTTATAAATATTTTTAAAATGAAGTCTAGATGACTCTCCTTTTAAGAAATTAACTGTTCCAGCTTTAATTGAAAGAGTAGGAACTACAATTATAAATTTATTTAGCCCATATTCTCTATTTAATTCAAACATAGTTTTTGTATAAGTATATGTTTTACCTGTTCCTGTTTCCATATGGATATCTAAAATTAAAGGATCCTTCTCTTTATAATCTTTTTTTAGTGAATTTAAATCATGATCTTTTCTGATTGTATTTATATTATCATCTATAATTTTTCTATTTTCTAAGTCTTCTGCAAGATTATAATTACTGTGATAATTTACTTCAGACCTTCCTGTTCCTCTAAAGACTTCTACAATACTCTGTATGGCTTCGTTTTGATGTTCTAAATTGCCTTCAAAATTAAGATGTTTTCCCATTAGTATCTCACCTCAACTTCTATATCTGCTCCCTTTTTATTATTGTAATTCTGAATGTTTTCTAGTAAATCAGCACGATACTTACCGTTGGTATTAGTAAATCCATAAACAACTAATTTATTAATTTTAAATTCAGGATCATTATCTATTTTTTCTATAATTCCTTTCAATATTTCATTTGAATTAATAGAATCTATGAGGTATAAAATTTCTCCAACTTTATAAGCAACATAGATATATGATCCAGTTCCATCTCCACCAACTACTTTTTTCTCCCATGAAAATTTGATCTTTTCTATTTTTGTATTTAAGAAATTTCCATCTTGTAATTTATATGTATGGACTAGGTCTAGTTTATCATTATGAATAAATGAGATAGGTTCATGCAGTTTTATCTCTCTTGTAAACTCTTTCATTTCTTCTAGCTCTTTGATTTTATTATCTATTTTAAATATTTTAAACCCTAATTTATTCTCTAATTCTTTTCTATTAAATCCTTCCTCTTTTTTGTTTTCTAATTTATTTAACATATAAGTATTAGCTCTTTTAACTCTTTCTATTCCAATAGAAGTAATGTTAGTAGGCAGATCGTTGTCAATACAAAAATTATAGGCTTCTTTGGAATTTTTAGGATTTACTTCTTCTTCTAATTGAATCATTATCCATTTCCTATGCCCTCCATCTTCAGTGTTTAATCTATTAACAGCATGAGCTGTAGTTGCTGACCCTGAGAAAAAATCTAAAACAATACCATCTTTGTCTCCTCCAACCTTTGTTAATTTTTCTATTAAATATGGAGATTTTGGAAATGACATCACATTTTTTTCAAATAAATTTTTTATTGATTTTTTACCATAATCATTATTTATTTCTTTATCAATCCAAACAGATTTTATTAGAGTTGTCGCTATCTCTCCATTTTCTCCACAGAGGTAGTCTTTCCGATAGATTCTCCATTCTTCACCTAGTTTTTCTGCTACCAATAAATCAGATTCTTTAGTCACTTTATCTTTTCCCCAAGTCCAACAAGTTTTAACATCTTCGCTTGTTATAGGATAAGTTATTTCTGTAAATTCTTCATTATTTTCACTTGATACAGTATAATTTTTTGGATTTATATATAAAGGATAATACAAATTAGGACGAGTTTGTGGATTAAAAGCTTGGTTTCTATTTCTAAGCCCCGTTAAACGGTATTTTCCATATTGATCTTTTTTATTATATTCTTTTATCATATCACCAGATTTCTCAATTCCAGACATAGTTTTATTAGTACCTTCGTCTTTCGCATAAATTAGTATGTATTCATTGGTTTTAGCAACATATTTATCTAAATTTCTTCCTCTAGGATTTAGCTGAACCGCTAATTTAGCTATAAAATTTTCTTCTCCAAAAATTTCATCACACATTAATTTTAATTGTGCGACTTCATTATCATCTATTGAAATGAATATTACTCCATCTTCTGTTAATAACTTCCTAGCCAGATATAATCTTGGGAACATAAATGTTAACCACGCTGAATGAGAAGATGAACTTCCCTCCCATTTTAAGATTCTTTCTTTTTCATCTTCCTCTATTACCTTTGCTTCTACTAGTTTTTCTAATTCTTTTTTACTAAAATCTCTATTGTCATTGTATACAAACTCTCCACTTTTTGTGTTATATGGGGGATCTATATAGATCATCTTTATTTTTTCTCTATACCCATTGTTTAGATGCCTCAAGACCTCTAAATTATCTCCTTTGATATATATATTTTCACTATCCTTATTTTTTTCTTTTTTATTATGTTCTACATCTTCTCTAATCATAGTTCTAGCGTCTACTTGAGCCAAAGCTCTAGCATATGATTTCCCAAGCCAATTTAAACCGTATGAATCCTTAAATAATTTTGCTTCTGGGCTAATTATTTCTTGAAACTTTTCTATATTAAAATTTCCATCTCTATCAAAGCATTCTGAAAATTCTCTTTTTATAATTTCTAATTTACCATTATCCATATTATTTTCTCCTTTTCTATTTATATTGTTTTTCAATAAATTCTACATTAGGGATTTTTCTTCCACGAATACTGTCTCCATAAATAGTTACAGTCTTATATCGTTCTCCTAATAAACTTTTTATTTTTTGCTTTCCACTCTCAAAAGAATTAGTATAGTTATAAATTTTTACTTTTAAAACCTCTAATGGAATAGTTGTACCTATTGGAAGAAATCCATTTTCATCATGCATTTTACAATTATTTAGAATTAACTGATTTACAAAATCATCACTATTTCCTATTGAATAACCTATTATAACAATCTCTGATATTTTCTTTTCTAACGGTTTAAAAAAATCTTGAACTATAGGAACTAATTCTTTATTGTGCATTCTCTCAAAAATAGTATCTTTTGAAAACACTTTATCTTCATATTTTACATGAACATCTGATGAATCTATATGAATTGGATATTTCACGTCATGATAATAACCAATAACAGGAAAAAGACCGTCTTTTATATTTCCGTGTATACATAAAGTGTTTAATTTATCACTATAAAATTTATGAGTGTTTGTATAATTAAAGTTAAGAATATGCGCACCATCATTAAATTCTTTTTTTAATTCATAATTGGTAGAGGTTACCTCATGAATTATCTTAGTTTTTAAATATTTATTAAAATAATCTGTAAAATCTAAAGATAAACTAAAAAAAGTATCTAGTGTATATTTAGTTTGTATTTCCTCTATTTTTATTTTTAGATTTTCTCTTACATAATCTCGCTCTTTTTTAGCAGAAATGATTTCCGCCGCACTCTTAATTCTTTTAACATTGTCATAGGTATCTAATTCTTTTTTTAGATTATTTTTTTCTTCAATTTCCAAATATTCTTCATGGAATATTTCTTCAATATTAGCCCAACTTAAATAAGCAGTTTTATCCGAGTCATTCATATGCTTTTTTATAATTTTATCTACCTTTGTCACAAATTCTTTATCTTGACAATAATTTTTAAAATTATCGAAAGATGTCTTTAGTCCATGATGTAAATCAAAACCATTCCCTAGTACTATTAATTTCATTCTCTCCCTCTAATTATATTAAATATTTATTTGTCCTACCTACTTACACCATGTCTCTTCATGATATGTTTTTATTACTCTTCCTTCACATGTCAGATTTTCACTCTGCAATATTATTATTGCTGGAACATCTGGATTAAAAGATATTAGTTGAATAATATTCTGACTATCTATTAATAATTGTTTTATAAAGGTCTCCTCATTATATGTAAATACACAAACTTTTTTATTCAATTCTTTTGGATCCTCACATAAAGAAGGGTCTACCAATGCAACTGAACCATCAAAGATAGATTTTCCTCCTATTCTAGTCATAGAGTCCCCTTCTACCTTTACCACAAATCTACCTTCTGCATAGTCTTCTAAAGGTATAACATATTCTTCATCAATCATATTTGATAAATTTATATATCCTGGACCAGCACTTGCAGACCCATACATCGGAACAGTAGCACTTTCAGTAGCTACTTTAGAATTAATTCTTTTTACATTTGATGGAATACTTAAATATCCTATATCATTGAACATTTTAATTACATCAAGGTCATATATTTTACATAGACTTTTTAATAATATTGCATTTGGAACCTTTCTCTCTGCATTTTCTAATCTCTGAACATCACTTTTGCTAATCTTTAGATTTAAATAATCTAATTTTATTTTTACCTGCTCTAATGTTAAATTTTTATTTGAACGACCGCTTTTTAATAATTCTCCTAATTTAATCATTTGGTCATTATTTAATTTCATAAAACCACCTCTTGTACATTCTATAGCTTTTTAGCTACTTTTAAAAGATAAATAAAAATAATTGTTGCTTTAAAGCTAAAAAGATAATATACTAAATAATAAATAGTCTATTAGCAACAGCATGAAAGCTAATTAAATATTTATTATAAAATAAAATTATTTAATTAAAAAAAGAGCAGAAAATTCTACTCTTAAAATATTTTTTAAACTCTAAATAGTATGGTTCAATACGTGCCTTGGAAACTCTTATTGAACTGTACCATTGAGACTTTAATTTGTTATTTCATAAATTTTGAAATTACTCTGAGTCTTTCTCTGGAATATACTCAATTAAATCTTGGACATTACAATTAAATGCTTTACATAATTTTTCTAGGGTATCTAAATCTAGCCTTTTTATTTTTTCGTGATACAGCGATGATAAAGTTGGTCTACTTAAACCTGTCACTTCTGATAATTTAGAAATATTATATTTATATTTCCCCATAAGATCACTTAATTTGATTTTCATCATAATTTATTATACCTCCCATTTATTTATACTTAATAATACTACATTATTAGCTCCTAAACAACTATTTAGTAAAGGTAGTTTATCATTTTGTTGTATTAGTTTCGTTTTTTAACTTGACAAATTGTAAAACTAATATTACACTAGTAAAAACTAATAGTTCTTTATGTGAAACTAGTTTAGTATAAATTATTTTACTTCGGGGGTATAAAATGTATAAAAAAGATATAGAAAAATTTCTAGGCTTCCTTGGTGAGCTAGAAGCTAATGGAAAATTAAAAGATGATACTTTAGAAAAAGAGTTTTCACGGTTATTTAATAAGATTTTCAATTTGATAAAGGAAACAGGTGATAAAAATCTTGAAAACCTCCTTATAGAATTTGAAGGTTTAAATGTTTCATTTATCGAGAAAGTAAAAAAAGATTACTTTCTTTATGGCTCTATTGGAAAAAATGTTTGTGAATGTTGCGTCTTGGAAGATATAAAAGCTGGTGATTTATCATGAGTTTTAAAGATTTTAGAAAATTAGATATAAAAAAATATTTAGAAAAATATGGAAATATTAGCCTTTCAGAATTAATTGAAATTTTAGAAGGTGAGAGCCATGTTGAGTAAAACTATCTATGTCATTGTATGTAATGGTGTTCCTGTGGTGGCATTTGAAGATTATTTGGTAGCTGAGGTGGCTTTGCGTGAAAGGAATGCTTCACAGGGCATCACGTTTTCTTTGGAGCCTTGTGATTTAGAGTTGATGGTGGATAAAGTATAAAAACTGATAAATAAAAAGAAGGAGAAGTTCTCCGTTTAAAGACAACTTCTTCCCTCTTATTTATTACAAACTTCTCTCTCCGTGCTGATTATATGATATAAGTAACAAAAAGTAAAGATTTTTTTTATTTTTAATTTGTTATTTGAATGTTGGGCACTCAGGGGTCCTTGGATCCCGACATTGAAATAATAAAAAACTAGGAGTGTCCAACAACCTTCTGGAAAGGAGTGTGAATTATGAAAGATACAATATTTCAAATAAGGCAAGATATAGCTTTAGAAATGAAAGAAAAATATAAGCTAAATATTGAAGATTTTATTTTAATTCGAAAAATAGGAGATTTTAGTTTATCTGCCGATACCATTGAGATTATAAAAGATGAAAAAGTTTACCACTGGATAAGTTATGACGCGATCCAAAAAGATTTTCCTCTGTTATATCCAACAGTAGAAGCTATAAAAAAAAGGATTCATAGGATGACTAAAAAAGGTCTTCTAGAGAGTAAAGCTCATATAGTAAAAAAAGAAGATTTAGAAAAAAGTGAATTTAATACACCAGGAACATTTTCAATTTTGAGGTTAGAAAAAGAAACTAGAAAATTATTTAATTCAAAAGTCATTTTACCCCCAGGACAAAATGACGCACCCTCTAGGACAGAATGTCCTAGGGGTGGGGACAAAATGGGGCGACCCCTGGGACAGAATGGCGTTAACAAAGAACCCCGAGAAAAGAACCCCAAGAAAAGAACTCCTAAAAAAGAAGTAGTAGCAGAAAAGAAAGATCCTGCCACTGCTCCTGAAGATATATTTTTTAAAGAACTAAAAACCATTCTTTCAGAAGCCAGTATTAAAAATCATAATTCTAATACTTTAAAAAATATTAAAAATTATTCTAATGGTGATATCAATGAAGTTAAAAAAGTAATTGAGTTTATAAAATTAAAAAGTAAAAATATGAACTCTAAAGTCTTAGTGGCCATATTAAAAGATAAAGATCATCAGATAGTTGAGCCAGTAGATATAAAAAAAGCTACTAGAACAGAAAAAATAGATTTTATGATTGAAAAATTAGGAGAATTTAAAATCAGATCTATGAGAAATACTATTTTAAAAGAGATCGGTTGTGAATGCCAAGGTGTAGATGATGATCTGGGTAATCAATTATGTAAAAAATATAATAAATTAAATACTCAAGGGGGAATGTAATGAAACGAATATTAATTAAAAATTGGAATTATTTTAGAATTAAGACTTTGCCTAATATTAAAAAATTAGTGCTACATGGTGTGGAATATACCGATCAAGTTGATATCCAGGGAATGTGTTTCGAGGCATACCTACAAAAAGAAACTATTGAATTTGAAGTGGAGGAGAGTTGATCTTATGGAACGAGGAGTTTTGACTGATGATATATTAGTGGAGCTAGAACAAATTATTCCTGAGTATCTCCCATTTCAACATTTAAAATTATTAAACTTTTTACCTTTTATCGATCATACAGTAAAAAATAAAGGGATATTCAAAGGAGATCAATTAACTAATGAAGAATTTGAAATATTAACTTATCTAGTTGAAAAAAAACATCTAGACTTAAGCCTTCTAACAGGTCAAACAGTTAATTCTATGATGGATCCTAAATATGAAATAAAAATTAGAGAGTATAAATTCTATAACTTAATGCAAAGAGCTCTTTGGTTCTCATATGTTGAAAAAAGGTTACCATGGGAAAAGTAAAAAAAAATCTAAAAAAGGAGGTTTCAATGAAAGAATTATTTCAATTTGTTATCTTTTTATTCAAGGTTATCGTGTTTATGCTAATCCTTATAGATATAAGTTTAGAAGGCGCAATAAAATTTGTTATCTTTTATCTTGGATTTAAAGAAATATTAAAAACGATTTAAGAATGATAAAACAAATAAAACTGAGGTGTAATAATGGAAAATCTAAAATTAAGAAATATTGAATATAAAATTATAAGTAATCACGATGACTATGATCTAGAGCTAACTGAGGAAAATATTTTGCATTTTAAAAGAGGAGGAGAATTATATATTTCTATCCATCTAGATAAAGTTTGTCTAGGTAGTAAATTAGTTCTTTTAGAGCATTTAGGTTTGAAAATAGAAAAAAAGTAGAAATAAATCTACTTTTAATTCCCATCATTTGAGATCTTTAGCGTCTGACTTTGCAATAGAACAATGTTATTTTTTCAATTTTGTCACCCAATGATTGAAAAGATCCAATCTCTCCATTTTTTTCCATTAATGTTAATTGAAAATTTAAATTGGAAAGACTAAGGTTAGCAAAAAAATATTTTTCCCTTAAAATATGATGTAGTTCTTTTAAATCAAAATCATCAAAAGAAAGAATTTTATCAATTAAACTAAAAAGTATTTCTTGTTCATTATACATAAAGACATCCTCCTATAAGCCGCTTTTAAACCCTAAATAATGCATGAGTATACTTAACTATACCTTAAAAATAATGAGATTTCAAAATTCTTAGAAAAATAATATAGTATTTTATAAAAATATAAATTTTAGGAGGCAAGATGAAAAAACAAAAATTAAGACCAAATCATCAAGAAATTATAGCTATGAGTTTAGAGGATCTAAACTTTATATTAAAAAGTGGATATGTATTAACTAATAGACAAACTAAGCAAATTAAATCAGAGATCAAAAGAAAAAGAAGAAACACAGGGCAAAAGGTGATTGTCTAATGGCTAAGATAATTTTATTTAAAAATAATAAAGGAGGAGTAGGGAAATCCTTACTATGTTTCTGGACTGCTCATATCCTCTCTACATTATCAAAAACAAGTGATGATAAGAAAAATAAAGTATTAATCCTTACATCTGATTCCCAAAACAATATCATGCAGATGGCAGGAGCCAAATTAGGCTATGGGGATGGGCTCCAGGGTTATATAGATGGTAGAGGCTCAGATCTGATTAGATTAAGAAAGAACCTGTTTTATATCCCTCTTACTTCTACTGGAATAAAGAGAACTTTTGAAACTAGATTTCTAGATGTAATAGAAGTTTTTAAAAAACAGTATGATTATATCTTGATCGATGGATCACCAGTATTAAAGTTAGATAATATTTTTTTAGAAGTCAGTGACAAGGTAATAATTCCAACCTTTCTTGATAAAGTCACTACTCATGGAATGGTTAATCTAATCAATGAGATTGGAGTTAATAGAGTGGCTCTAATCGTCCCTAATAGGGTTGGTAAAAGTAAAATGGAACGAGAACACCTAAATAAAATAAAAGAGAAACTAGACGGTGTAGGAGTGATTATCACTGATCCTATTTACCAAACTACAAAGATTATGAAACTTACAGAAAAATTCAAAACAATCATGGAAACCAAAAGTAAACAATATGATGATATAAAGCAGATCTTTGCAAAGATTGTAAAGGCGGTGATGTAGATGGATGTCTTTGGAGAATTACAAAAAGCAGTAAAAAAAGAAATATATGTTTCAAATTTTGATTTCGGGAGTCGCGAAATTGAAAAAGAAGATATTGAGTTCATAAAAAGTAGTGAGCAGAAATTAAGAAAAAGGTTTATGGTAATATCAGAATCTCTCTATGATATATGTATAACTCTTAATCAAGTCTCTTTAAAATTTAAAAAGTCTGGTGATTTTATGGATTGGTACGAAGCCAACGGACTTACAAAAGATAATATTTCTGAGTTCAATAAAAGATTTATCTTGTTCCAGGAGTTTGGTGATAAAAAAGATTTTATTGCATCCCTTTCTACCCAATCAGTTAAATTTTTGACTCATAAAGATGTTACAGCAGATGCCAGGGAAAAGATCATTCATGGGGGAATTAAAAAAGCTGAAACTATAAAAGAATTATTAGCTCCTGTAAAGGATCAGATAGCAATCGAGTTTAAAAAACCAGTTCAATATGTTAATTATAAAAAACTAGATATTTTAAAGAAAAGTATTGAAAAAGTAGAAGATGGAGGGACTTTAGAAGAATATAAAGCTGAAGCTATGGCTATTGAGGAACACCTCAAAATGATAAAAGCTTCTATTAAAAATAAAGAAAAGGAATTTGAAAACAAAAATAATTTGAAAATGTTTAAGAAATAAGGGAGGCTCAAATGAAAATAAAAATTTCAATTAAAAGTTCTGGAAAAAGTAAAGAAATGAAAGCAAATATCATAAAAAGGGTTTTGAAGAGTATTGAAGAAAAAAACAGTAATTTACAATAGAGTCTCTACCACCATGCAAGAAAAGTCAAACTCCTTGGAAGCACAGATAAAACAGTGTGAGGAGTTTGCAAATTTAAAGAACTTTGAAATAGTTGAAATCTTAACAGATATAGAAAGCGGTACTAAAGATGATAGATCAGGTTATTTAAGGTTAAAGGAACTAATTAAAAATAGAGAGTTTGATACTTTGATAGTATATGAAACTTCTCGAATATCTAGGAAATTGATAGAATTATTACTCTTTATAGAACTATTACAAACAAATGAGATAGATTTTATTTCTGCTACAGAAACTGGTTATGATACCACTACTCCTGAAGGTAAGTTTGCCATGAGTATTAGACTCTCCATGATTCAATTTGAAAGAGATAATATTGCTAAAAGAGTAACTGAAAGACTTTATTTTAAGGCTTCAAAAGGACAATGGTTGAATGGAAAGCCTCCACGAGGTTATATCCTTCAAGACAAAAAGCTTATTATTGATGAACCTGAAGCTGAAATAGTAAGAGATATTTTTAAAAGATTTCTTGATGGAGAAAGTATGTATCGAATTTGTGAGATACACGATTTAAAATGGGGATCTAAACAGGTAAAAAGAATCCTAACAAACCCTACCTATACAGGTCATATTCGTTATGGGAATAGAAAACATACTGGAAATGATAAAAAAGATATATTAGTTAAAGGTCTTCATAAACCTATTATATCTGAAGAGGATTTTAAACAAGTTCAAGAATTACTTAAGCAAATAAAAAGAACTCCTTTAAAATCTAATCGATATTTATTAAATGGTATTTTAAAATGTAAAAATTGTGGAAACAGCGTCCTTGGCATTCCAGGAAAACAATATCAAAACTACCCACATTATGGCTGTAATTTAAAAAGACTGAAATTTTCAGATAAATTAATCTATAAAGATCAAAACTGTGATAGTGCAAATATAAAATCTTCTCTCCTGGAAAAAGCAATTATAGATGAACTAAAAAAGGAAATAAAAAAACTAGAAGGTCTAGAAAATGTTCAATACAATGAAGGTTTTATTGATTTATCTATAATCAGAAAAAATATTAATAAATTAAAATCTAAAAGAGAAAGAATATTAGATGCCTATATTGACGGTAACCTCCATAAAGACATTTACCTCAAAAGAATAAAAATATTAGAGGAAGAGATAATCCTCATGGAAAAGAAACTCCTCAATAAACCTAAAAAAATTGATTTTCAAAGTAACAAAGAAAAAATCATAAAATATTTTAATAGTATAGATTTCGAAGATATAGAAAAAGCTAATTCTGTTTTAAGATTAATGATTGATAAAATCATTGTCCTCAGAAAAAAAGAAGATGCTAAAGATGAATTTGAAATAGAAATATATTTAAACATCATTTAA